GTTCAAATTCTGGGATCACTACTGCTTTAGAAGACGTAGAAGAGCAATGCTGGCTCACCTATACCTTAACTGACGGAACTTCGAACCAAATCTACATGACAGAAGACGGACAGACTACTATTAAGGAAAAGGACGCTAAACTAATTGAGATCGAGGACAATTTAGGGAACAAGGTTCAGGTTCCATTAAAAGTTGAAGACTCCGCACCAACTGGTCTTAGTCAAATCCCTTGTAAGGTCATTTTAAATGAACCATTGACTAATGACGTATACGGGACAAGTGACGTCAAAGACCTCATCACTATCGCGGACAATACGAACCGCACTATCAGTGACATGCGTGATTCACTTCGATTTAAAATGTTCGAACAACCTGTAGTCATTGACGGTTCCTCTAAATCTATTCAGGGAATGAAGATTGCGCCGAACGCTTTGGTCGACATTAAGAGTGACCCTACTTCGTCAATCGGCGGTGCCGGAGGAAGACAGGCGCAAGTGACGACCATCTCAGGGAACTTCAACTTCCTACCTACTGCACAATACTATTTAGACGGAGCTAAAAAAGCTATGTACGAACTCATGGACCAACCCCTTCCGGAAAAAGTACAAGATGCGCCGTCTGGGATTGCAATGCAATATCTATTCTATGATCTAATGAGTAAGTGTGACGACAAGTGGGCAGAATGGGACGACGCTATTGAATGGCTTATTGAACTATTAGAAGAGATCCTTGGTAAAGTAGGAGTAGATCTAGGAGTTCTACCTCAAGACATTCAATCCAGCTACCAAACACTTACGACACTAACTATTGACCACCGTTATCCATTACCAAGTGACGAACTTTCTGCTAAACAGACTGCGCTTACTGAAGTACAGACAAATGTTCGAAGTCACCAATCTTACATTGAAGAGTTCAGTAAGAAAGAAAAGGCTGATAAGGAGTGGGAACGTGTATTGCAGGAACTTGCGCAGCTTGATGAAATTTCTGCAGGCGCCTTACCTGTATTAGCTGAAGAATTAAACGAACAAGGAGAACCACAAGATGAAAAACCGCAAGAAGAAACAATTGAAAAACCAAGTACGCCAGGACAAGAAGAACAACAAACCCCAGATCGAATCTAAAACAGTCTTTGACGTAAACTGCGATAATTGTGAACATAAATTCGAACTATCGTCCAAGCAAATCATTTCAAAACATATTGAAAGAGGTGTAGAGTGGAGATTCTTTGAATGTCCTAAGTGTCATTATAGGTTCACTACTTACGTCGGGGATAAAGAGATCGAAAAACTAATTCGACTTCGAAACGACTGTCGCAAGAAAATGAAACAGGAATTAGAAAAAGGTCCAGCAATGAGTCAAAACCTTTACCACGAATATCGAATGAAGGACGAAGACGCTGGACATAAAATTTCAGGCCTTACTGCAAAATTGAAAAAGGAGCTGAACATTGAGCAAAGAGAAAAAGAATGGGTATCTCAGTAGCTGGGAAAAAGCTATACACGAGACCAATATTAAGTTGACCCTTGAACAAGAGCAGGCTATTCTAAAAGCGTTCAATGACGCAGGGGTCGACCTTATTGAAAAGATTAAAAAGTCCCGTAATGGATATTTACCTAAAAGGGTCTATAAAGACTACGCTTACGACCTGCACAAGGTATTGGTCCATGTAATGCACGAATACTCCGAAAAAGCCGCAGAGAATGCTATCGATGGACAGGTTCTACACTTACTGAACATTTTAGGTGAGGACGGAAATGCTACTGCTAAATATTTCGAAAAGGATGTACGAGCAGCATCGTTAGTCTTTTCCCGTAAAGCAGCTGAAGCGGTTACTAAAGGTGAAATCTATAAGGACGGTAAGAACCTGTCTAAACGAGTATGGTCTAGTGCGGCACGCGCAGGAAATGACGTTCAACAGATAGTCACGCAAGGTCTAGCAAGTGGTATGTCTGCGGTAGACATGGCCAAGATGCTAGAACAGTATATTGATCCAAAAGCTCGTAAGGAGTGGGACTTTGACAAGATCGCTGAAAAGTTAGGTCGAACAACTGCACGCAAGTATGAAAATTTAGAGTACAATGCTTTAAGACTCGCAAGAACTACCATTAGTCATTCAGCTACTGCGGGCGTTCGACAATGGGGAAAAGTGAACCCTTTCGCAAGAAAAGTTCAATGGCACTCCGTACACGCGCCGGGTAGAACTTGTCAAGCCTGTATTGATTTAGATGGCGAAGTGTTCCCGATTGAAGAATGTCCGTTCGATCACCCCAATGGAATGTGCTACCAAACTATATGGTACGAAGATTCATTGGAAGAAATTGCGGACGAGTTGCGTGGTTGGATTGACGGAGAACCGAACGATTTATTAGACGCTTGGTATGACGATCTAAACGCAGGTAAGACTGAAAAATACAGTGATCTGGATTTCGTTAAAAGTTATTAGATATCGTTTTCGAACGATATCTTTTTCTCTATAATTAGTCTATAAGTAGTTTTGGTTCGAAATATAGTAAAAAATGTTCAATTCTGTTATAATAATACATGAAAAAGGGATCCTGTCACCTTAACGACTTGAACTTGGTTTCACTGTTCCAATTCAAAACAGAAGATTCAGCCGGAGGGCGTAAACTCAAGGAGGAAATCAAATGGCTTATCAATTAGAAGACCTTTTAAAAGGCCTAGATGAACCAACGATCAAAAATGTCACAGAGCATGTGAAAGCTAAAGCAAAAGAACTGGACGCTAAATTGTTCATTGACGGTGACGGTCAACATTATGTACCGCACGCACGTTTCGATGAAGTTGTTCAACAACGAGATCAGGCGAACAGTTCAATCGAAGGCTACAAGAAGGAAGTGGCTACATTGTCTAAACAAGTGGAAGATGGTAGTGATGCGCAGGCTACGATTCAAACTTTGCAAGGTCAATTAGAAGCTCAAACTCAAATTGCTAAAAGTGCTTCAGTAATTTCCGCTCTACATCCTTTGATTACTGATTCCATTGCTCCTGCACAAGACATTCTTGGATTTATGAACCTTGACGACATTACAGTTGACGACAAAGGTAATGTCAAAGGTTTAGAAGATCAATTGAAGTCTTTGCGTGAGTCTCGTAAATACTTATTCAAAGAAACACCTAAAGACGAGGAAACACCTAACCCTGAATCTTCTCATAAAGGAGCTTCGGGTACAGGTAACCCAGGTAACTCAGGTCGCGTAGGCGCAGGAGTTTCGGAACCGCGTGAAGTAGGTGCCTTTGGTAAGCAACTCGCTGAATCATTAGCACAATCACAAAGTGCTACTGGTCAGCAACAAGCATCATTCTTTAAATAATAGGAGGAAAAGGCTATGCCTAATGTACGCGTTAAGAAAACTGATTTCAATCAAACTACTCGAAGCGTTGTCGCAATCCCAGATCATTATGTCGCCCTAACTGCTCAAATCCCTGCTACTGTCGCTACTGACGTAGGTGGTAAGAAGTATATTTTAGCTGGAACTTGCGTGAAGAACGCAACTACTTTGGAAGGTCGTAAGACTGGACTTGAAGTAGCAGCAGCTGGTGACCAATTTGATGGAGTTATCTTTGCGGATCAACGTGTATACGACGGTGAAGAAAAAGTCACTGTCACTGTTCTTGTTCATGGATTTGTTAAATACGCAGCTCTTCAAAAAGTTGGCGGAACTGTCCTTGAATCTAAAAACCCAATGATTTTGGTAATGAAATAGGAGGAAGTATTAGATGAATATTTATGATTACCTAAATGCGAGTGAGGTCGCTGCTTATATCCAAGCTCTACCTTCGAATGCTCTTCCATACCTTGGACCTTCACTTTTCCCTAATGCTCAACAAGCAGGGACTGACATTTCTTGGCTAAAGGGTGCTAATAACCTTCCAGTAACTATTCAACCTTCAAACTACGACGCGAAAGCAAGTATTCGGGAACGCGCTGGATTTAGCAAACAAGCTACTGAAATGGCGTTCTTCCGTGAATCAATGCGTTTGGGCGAAAAAGACCGTCAACAACTTCAATTGCTTTTGACACAAGGTCAAGGAATGGCCCAACCAATTATCACTCAGCTTTACAATGACACTAAAAACCTTGTCGACGGTGTAGAAGCGCAAGCTGAATACATGCGTATGCAGTTGCTTCAGTACGGTAAATTTACAGTTAAATCTACCAACAGTGAAGCTCAGTATACCTACGATTACAACATGGACGCTAAACAACAATACACCGCTGCGAAGAAATGGACTGACCGTACTACATCAGACCCTATCGCGGACATTTTAGCAGCTATGGATGACATGGAAAATCGTACAGGGGTTCGTCCTACTCGTATGATCATGAACCGTAACACTTACAACAACATGACGAAGAGTGACTCAATTAAGAAAGCTCTTGCGATCGGTGTTCAAGGTTCATGGGAAAACTTCATGCTTCTTGCAGCTGACGCTGAAAAGTTCATCGCTGAGAAGACTCAACTTCAAATCGCCGTGTACTCTAAGAAGATTGCACAATTTGCTGACGCTGACAAATTACCTGACGCAGGAAATATCCGTCAGTTCAACTTGATCGATGATCACGTGGTTGTCCTACTTCCACCAGATCCAGTTG